TAACCCTTCGGGACGATCACATCATCACCATACACGAGAATACGCTTTCGCGTATTTTCGTCGGGTGCGGCAGCGGTAAGGAGCGCCCAGATTGTCAGCGCCATAATTGGGAAACATAAAGAACTTCCCATAGGCGCGAACTTTCGAAGCTTTAACTCCCTGCCGTCAGGTAGCACCGTAGACAAACTTCTGCAACACTCCAAGTACTCACATATGTGAGCTGGGAAGAGCAGACGAACTAACTCAAGAGATACTCGATCGCTGGCCTCTTTAAGGTCCAGCGTACAAGTATCACCGGTAGCACTGCCATTTAGAGCAGCACGCCGATTTGGTTCCTGGTCAGTAAAGTTCACGCGACCTTTGGTAAGGCGCATGGACTCTACATGATCTACAATAGCCTTCCGCAAACCTCCCTGAATCCATTGAAAATCAACGGGTTCACAAGAGATCAGCCTAGGGCCGCGAGAATCTTTGGGCACGAGTAAAACCCGCGCCGGAAGATCCCGATCAGACATGCAATTTGCATATCTGTACGTGTCGCAAACTTCACCAATTGACGCTCTAAAATAGGCGTCGACTGGGTACAATTTGGCGATACGCTCAGCTACATTAGTAAACACGTACTTGGCCCAGAGCTTTTGCTTAGTAGCAACAGCACCTGGTCCATGGCACGGTACTATGTCTAGCGGATCGAAGCCGGAAAATACTTTTGAAAGTAGAATCCGAGCTTCACGTGCGATCATCAGCATCGAGTCATTATGATCTCGTCTAGTAGCTGGTGACAACATCTCGATCTCTCTCTGTATTTCTATCAGATTGGGATCGATAGTAGCTAAGTCGAGTTCAGTCTTTTCAAACTGAGCAACGACCTCACGTTCTTGTTCATCTGTGTAAGGCAACTCGTACTTATAAAATAAATACAATACTTGCCTAAGAACACCGACGGACTTAACGCATGCTGGATCATCGAGACCTCGCGGAATCAATGACCCAGAGTTAGAGAATATTTGATTGAAAAACTCCCCCATGAAAAGCGGGAGTACGCTGTCGACCCCCGTCGCGAGACGGAGGTCTAAGCAACAATCAAACGTTCCTGTTACAAGTGCTCGATCGAGCGCTTTGCCCAACTTAGGAAGTGTCTTTGTAAGAAACGAGACACCTTCCGTGCTAACCCGAGAAGTGACAATAGAGATTGTATTCTCGAGGCTAGTGTGACTAAACACATCCGCATGCGCCGATTGGACGTCGTGCAGGAGTGTGGCGATGAGTTTTATCTCATCTAGGCTTTTCAGTGAGGCCATATATATGGAACTTACTCCTAGGCCGTGCTACTACTCCCAACACGATCTCTATTCAGCTAATGCTAGCAAC